CTGCCAATCGTGACCCGTCAGCAGGTGCTGGAGGCCGCTGAAGAGGCTTATAACGCTTTACCGCCCAATCTGAGACGTAAGAGGCTGGTCAGCACGCTTTTAGCAGAAAAGGATCTTAAAACCTCCAACGACGGGCTCGTGGGAACTCTGGCAGCGGTCGAGGATTCCCTGAAGTATGTACCAAACCCAGACCTCTCGTGGGACGACTGGAACCGTATCGGCATGGCCATCTATTGCGCCACCGAAGGTAAGGGATTGCATATATTCGATCAGTGGTCGCGAGCCTCTGGCAAGTACAACAGCCTAGAAACCAATCAACGCTGGGATCACTACAGCAAGTCGCCGCCTAGCAAAATCGGCGCAGGAACTCTCTACTACTACGCCCAGCAAAACGGCTGGGTACCGCCAGTCCACATTGATCTGAATCCCGTCAAGGCGGTCAAGCTCGTTGACCTTACGAACCTCAAGGAGCCTAAGAAGACTCAAAAGAGCACCAAGGAAAACTTCCCGCATGTGTGGTTCGATACCCCGTCTCTTGTAGGCAGGGTGACCCGCTGGATCATCAACACGGCTCAACAGCCGCAGCCAACCTTTGCGCTCGCTAACGCCCTCGTTATGTTTGGGGCCATCTTTGGGCGACGGTACGCCATGGCCGATCTCGGCACACGCTGCAACCTGTTCGCAATCGCCGTTGCCAAACCCGGAGCAGGTAAAGACCACTCCCGGCAGCGCGTCAAAGAGTTGATGATTGCAGCAAGTCTTAATCAATTGATCTGCGGGGATCGCTTCAGTTCAGGCGTCGCCATCCTACGCACTCTGTTCGACTTCCCTTCGCGCATCAGCCACCTTGACGAAATGGGCCTGTACCTTCAGAGCCTGACCGCCAAGAACGCTGCAAGCCATCAACGCGACATCATCAAAACCCTGCTTGAGATTTACTCCAGCAGCAACGGTATCTATCACGGACAGGAATACGCCGATTCAACCAATCGTGTGCGCTTCGACATCAATCAGCCTAACTTCAACTTCTTTGGCACTACAACCCCGCGCACGCTGATCCCGGCACTCAACCACGATATGGTGGATAACGGCACGATGTCGCGCATCCTGCTTGTGCCGCCCTTTGAAGACTTCCCAGACTCCTGCGTCCCGGCCCGCATTCCGCCGCCAGAAGAACTGGTCAAGGACATTGCAGACTCCTACGCAGTTGTCCCGCCTAATGCAGGGAACCTGAGTAACCAAGTAATGATTCCTAACGCATCAGTCGAGCCCATTCCGGTCATGTGGGATAAGGAAGCGTTCACAGAGTACGAAGTCGTTAAGAGATGGCAAACCCAACAGTCCCGCAAGGACGAACATATCTGGGTGCGTTTCTCCGAAATGACTATCAAAGTCGCCATGATCGAAGCCATCGCACGCAACCCGGTTAGCCCTATCGTCACCTTAGAAGTCTTCAAAATGGCCAACGACTTTTGCCGCTGGAGCTTCAACTACACCGAAGATCTGCTCGTGCGGGAAATCTCAGAGAACGAAACCGAAGCCTCGCACAAACGCATCCTGAACTTCATCCGCAAGCAAGGCGACCTCGGAGCCAGCAGCACTCAACTCGCCAAGTCGCTCCAAGGCATGAAAGCCCGCGACCGCAACGAGATCCTGCAAACGCTTCTAGAGGCAGGCGACATTGTGGAAGAAGTCATCAAGGCCAATGGCCCCGGACGGGATCGCCGCGTTTATCGTGTCAGGGCAAAATGACAAAAAAATCCCCGGAGGAACTTTCGCTCAACTCCGGGGCAACCTGATTTACAGGAGAGTGTCACGAGATAGCACAGGGGGATCTTACCCCCTCGGATCTTGATTGGCAAGCCATGAGACGTACCACAACGTCTTTTTAGCGTCCTGCTCGGGGGCATCCTTATGCCCAAGCCTCCAGATATACGCCATAGCTGTACCCTTCAGAAAACCCCGCCATTCCTCCTCAGTCAGCATCGACCGTATGGCATCAATACACTCAATCCCGCCCTTCTTGTAGTGACTCGGGTTCACGGGATCGCTTGTTCTTTCGTCGCTTGGCGGCGCTGAGCTTTGCCATTCGCTTATAGTGCTCCTTTGGACGTCGCTTCTTAGCTCCTCTAGCAGCGCTGCCACCTCGGCTTCCGATAGTCGCAAGGTATTCTCGGACGGCATCTTTACCCTCTTTCATTTTGAATAAACTCCACTTCACTTCTAACTAAATCAACCACTTTATTCCAAGGAGAAATCATGTTCTCTCTCTGAAAAATCTTCGTCCTTGGATACCACGCGCTCGTATCGCCAATTTTGTTTCCCCAATACCACAGCTTGTTGGCATCCATGAGCAAGACCCGCTGCCCAAGTGCTCCGGCCAAATGCACCGTTGTGCTGCTGACCGCCACGACAACATCGCAGACCATGAGCAGTGCGGCGAGACCCTCAAAGTCTTTCCATAAGTCCACCGAAGAGGTAAGGATGTTGGTGCCATGCTCTGCGTTGAAGAGGTCTGTGTCAGACTTCTTGAAGCCGTACTGAACATTGACGATTTTCCTGTTAGGCCCGTTGATAATTGGTAACAACTCGACCAGCGGAATGCTCTTGTGCGGGCCAATCTTCATCGCAGTGCTTAACCACGATAGCCCCACCACAAAGTCCCCCGGCTGAATACCCAACTCTACTCTCAATTGCGCTACACGGTCAGGGTCAGCTTTCAGAAAGGGCGACTTAACGTGACGGGGGATGTCATCCACCTCTTGAATGAAATGGCCCCCAATCGACGCAAATGGCAAGTGCGAGTCATGTCGATCCTTCGGGATCTTGTCCATCTGAGACTGAAACACAATGTCTGGCATCGACCGGCTGAAAATAGAGATCAACCGGGGGTCAACCATCGCCGTTACATGATCAGTGCGCTCGCGAACCGCTGGCAGCAAAGACCCGTAAATGATCTGATCGCCAATGCCCTGCTCGCCCCATACGAGCACAGACCGCAGCCCCGTGTCCTTCTCCCACTCCGGCTTGTCAGTCTGCAACGGACGCGACTTGAACCGCTCACTCTTCCATCTGCGGTTATACAACGGCCAGCCCGTCTTGAAGTCATTACGCTGCAAAGCCAACAACCCCAAAATCCAGTTCGCATTGGCATCGTCGGGCGCAATCTCGTTGGCAAGCCGGAAATTCTCCTCTGACTTGTCCCAACGCCGCATTTCCCACTGGGCCGCGCCACGCTGAATTACAGCATGCAAGTACTTCGGATTTTTCTCCAACGCTTTCGTAAAGTCCTCAATACCATCGTCGTACCGCTGCAACTCGGCTTTACAAATGCCACGATTCACAAAGTCGTCCGCGTCCTTGGCACCCCGTCGCTCCGCAGCATCGTAGTACTTGATAGCCTCCTCAAACTTGCGCTGCATCTGAAGCAACCGACCTCTAGCCCGGTACGCAACAGGATCCTTTGGATTCAAAGCAATGGCATGGTTGGTCAGATCCAAGGCTTCGGCATACTTGCCCGCCTGAAACGCCGTCTCAATCGCCTTGATGGCTTTAGCGTGCTTGCTCATATCATCGCCGCCATGGCCATCCATTCCTTGCCGTACTCCACATGCGTCCAGTCCTTAAACAATGGAGTCCCGCGAGTCATGTGCACCCCTATCGGATTCGGGCAGTCATTGCGGCTGTACCAACCCTCAAGATAGTTATACGCAATCGGCAAGTGCCCGATCACATCGTCCGTTAGCCACTCAAACCTATGAAGATACGCGGGTGTAGCAGCGTTCACAATCTCTGGCGTTAATCGCTTAACTTGTTCATGCTCACAGTTGATGAACATAAAGCTTGACCAGTTCTTTCGGGGATATTGATGTTGCGCCTTGTTATCCATTTTGACCGCTTCAGTAGGCCGGTAATCGTGCGGTACAACGAAGCACGCTTTTGCCCCATCGGCGTAGTCAAGCAAAGTCGAGATGTCCCCCCGGAAAAGAAAATCGCAGTCGCAAAACAAGGCCCAGCCGGAATACCCCGCGAGATATGGAGTCAAAAACCGCGTGAGGCTGAACTCCGTGCTCGCAAGAGCGTCCACAGGGCGCGTATAGATACCCTGCTCTCGCAACTCGTGCTGCTTTATCGGAACGATTTCGAGCGGGATTGACGAATACAACTCCATCGAATGCTTGGCTACTTGATAGGCCCCGTCTTCACGCCGATCCCAGCCAATAAATACCTTAAGCATTTAAAAATGCCTCCTTACGCGCTGCACCCTTATAGTGCAGAATCCGGGGTACATGACCCTCGGGTGCCTTGTCAGGCAAACACGCATAATCCATCTCTTCAACTTCGCCCACCAGCTCCGGATACAGCATGTGCGAGTACACCTTTAGGGCCTCCTGATCGCCATACCACGACTGCAACGGCTTATCCATAAAGCCCATCAGCAACGTCAAGTTTTGCCACTCGCGCCACGACTTCGTGATCGTGAAACACCCCAAGTACGGGTACAAAGCCCCAAGCGGAATGCCGTGATACTTCTTGAATACCCCACCCCGTTGCTGTCCGTTAAACCCCGCGTCCCGGTCAAACGACCGCCGACAGAACACAATCTCTCGCTCCGCCAAAATCGCAGCCGGGGCTAGCGGCAACGCAAACAACATGTCGGTGTCAATATACGCAGCCGGTTTGGTCAGCCTCGCCTCAGCAAACGCCCTCGTTCGCCAGTACATCATCTGCTCGTAGTTGCCCTGCGAGTACTTGTAGTCATCTACACCCGGCACCTGCGGAGTCGCATCGTCCGTGCACATGATGACCTCAGAGTCCGGCATCACAGCCTTCAACGACTGCACCATCTTCGTCGGGAAACTTATGTCAGACCCAACGTGAAAGAAAACAAAACGGCTCATTGTTCATCCCTTACTTCAAGCATGGCATCGGCCACGTTATAAGCGTCTCTGGCTAAATCCCATCGGTTCTCATGCCGACCCTCGTTGCCAGACAAAATGGCTTGTAGCGCCATAGCAGCAAAGTAATCCCTTGCGCTTAAGTCCGTTATGGGCATCGGCCAACTCTGATCGTTGTCTCTCATAACTCTTCTCCCAGAGGGTCTTTCAACATGATTACCGTAGCCGTAGCAGGCAGGTCCCGATACTTGGTCAATGCCGCTGCCGCTTGCTCAAGTGCCTGCTGACGAATCAACATCGCCAACTTGCAAATGATCTGAGCATTGCTGCGCTGGGTCACAGCACCCGCCATGTCGTACTCCACAGCCGTCTTCTCAACAAACTCCCAATCAAACACTTCCAGCTTGCCGTCTTGATCGATCTTGCACCAAACGTGCTCGTCGTTCTTGCTCTCTGGTCGTGAAATAAAATCAAACTCTTCACTCATAACTTCACCATCATCCCCTGCCCAGTGGGCAATTCCAAAATACGCTCTATCTTTTTTTCCAGAAACTTCTGATGCGCTAACGCCGAATTCCGATACCGCGCAAACCCGTAGTCATCAAACACAATGATCCCGCCCTTATTCATGCGTTCGTACACTTCCGGCATCACATGCGCTTCAGCCTCAGAACTGTTCAAGTCAATATGGGCAAAGCAAATCTCATCCGGTAAATGCTTCGGAATCGTATCCGTCACGCTGCCGGGGCACACAAAAGGCTCAAAGTCCGCCATGCGCTTCGCTACCAACTCTTCCAATTTTGGGCCGTGTAACGTTTTCTTATGATCGCCAGCCGGGGCGTCAAAGTAGTCAAACAAATACAAAGCCTTGTACTTAAGCAAATCTTTATTGTATGTACAAAAAACGTGTGTGCTGCGGGCCTCGTAACACCCGATGTCTACCACATCACCGGCAACATGCGCGGCTTGGCTAAGAGCCCAACACAAATTGTATATACGCCATGTCCGTGCGTGCAGAGTGTGATCGCCCATGTAAGGGCGCAAAGCCTCGGCAAACTTTTTATCTTCAAGAAAGAACAAATTGCGAAACCACACCACCAAATCATCGTGCATCGTTGCCGTAGTGTTCGGGCTCCCGATCTTCAACTGGCTCGCCAAAGACACCATCGTCTTGTGAAACAACTCCATGCCCTCGCGATCAAAAGATTCTGCGTAGTCCTTGTTGATCAGCAAACAAGCTGGGTTAATTATTTTCATACATCAAACTCTGCTTTAAATGCGTCACGGTCTTGAATAGACGCTTCAATACGTCGCCGTAAGTAAACGACCTCGGCCTGTAGAGCAAGCATTTCTTTAGACACCAAATCGGCTTCATCCCACAAGCCCTGCTCTCGGATCTTGGCTAGTGCTAAGAAAACATCATCGCCCCACAGGTTTTTCATGTCTCTTATAACCTCTCTTTCTGATCAAACGCACATCTAAATCAACTTGTAAGTGTCAGGTTTCATGTCTCACTCCTCGCACGGATGGCGGCTTGAAGCCCATATGATATTTTCCCGTCCATTGCAAATGCAGCCGCAGTTGCATATGAACTATCCCACGCTGCAGCCAACGACCGATTCCATGCGGCTTCTTTTTCGGCATCCGACGCCAAAGTGGAATTTTGCAAAGACCAAGCAGCCTCCCAAGCCTCTACAGAATTTTGACCTGCGCTGCGTGCAGCATCCCATGCGGACTCGTGTGCCGCTAAAAATTCATCCTCTGTTGCTTCGCCTTTACAGTATTTTTCTGCAACACCAAGAGCAGCAATACTTCGAGGATCAGTCATCAAATGTTGGAATTCTTTAGCAAGATTTACTGCGCTAAGTATTTTAATCGAAGGAACTACGGTCATATGTCCCCCCTCGCACGGATGGCGGCGACGCATTGAAGCATCATCCAAGCCTGCGCCTTTTCGTTATCGTCGCCTTTTAATCCGTGGCGAGTTGCGTAGTCGTGACACACCTTCGCACACGCCTCCCGCTCGGCTGCGGCAACAAGGGCGGCGAAGCGTTCAAGTGAGAAAATGTTTGGGAAGTCATAATCAGACTCGCCACTAGCCTCCCGCGCCAGTCGGATGATGTCGTCGCGGGTCATGGCTTGTTGACTCCCTGTGCGAGAGCGAAAAACTTCTCCAATTTCTGCACTGTGATATGCGTGCTGCTCGTTCCGAATACGATCCCGGCTTTCTCAGCAAGTTTGATCACGTTATATAACTCGCCGCCTTCAAGCGACCGGGCGCACTCTGCGCAGTGTGTTTTCCTACGCAGCCTTGGGTAAAGGTTGCAGTAGTCGCAAGTCAGTTGCTTGTCCATCCACTGCCAGCCAAAACATATCCGCATCATGGCACGGTGAAATGCGTGGGGTTTACGGGTTACTCCAAACTGCTGGACACCCTCCGCGCCCGGCAGTAGCCAACGGCCTAGTTCTTTCTTTTGGTGCACAGATGTCATTTCAACCTCCGTAGTACTTCAGAACAATCTTGAACGCATCAATATGACGCTGTATCTCAGCAACGTCTTCAGCCTTGTCCATGTGAAATATACAAACACCCTTGCCACTCTTTCTGACCTTCAAGTCACGCTTCAATGAGTCCAGTACGCTCTTAAGATCACCGCGAATAATTGCGTCCAAACCCTGCGAGCATATTTCTACTTTCATGTCATACGCCCCACAAAGAAGCCCACCGTAAACACAACCACCGACAGCGCAATCTCCGCCACCATCACCTTATCGCCCAACTCCTCACGGTCTCGCTCCATCTGCTTGATCTTCTCCTCAAGATCGCGAATGTCCGCCCGTAGCCGGTCTTGTGAATATTCAAGCTTCACCAGTACTGTCCTCCCAACTTGCGACGACTACACGCCCAATTAGGCGGCGGTACTTGATCCCAGTCGCGCCAGAACCTAACGCGCAGTCTCGCCTTCCAATTTTGATACCAGTTCATTTGGATCCGTCCTCGCCAGTTCGATTTCTAACAATCGTATTTCGCGTTGCTTTGCGTAAATCTGCTCCAGAATCACTTCGGCTTTGGTCTTTCGCCACCGCCCGGAAGCTACTCTGCTGTCTGATTGATCGTCTCGCTCTTTCGATTCCATCGCATAACTCCCGTATAAGAGTCTGTATCTGCCTTCGCTGCCGATCACGCCGCCGCTTTTCTAACCAAGACCTCGCCTGCTCTGCCGTCGCCTTCTGAGTCGGGCCGGACTTGCGCCGATACGAGCACTTGCCAGCATGCTCAACCCCACATTCTGAGCAACGGCGCACCACCTTCTGAGCAAGCCCACGCGCAGTACGCCAGTCACTCATCCATCTCTTCCTCAATACAGCGGCTGAAGTCCTCATCACCACAATTTGGGCAATGCTGCGTGACGCACACCACCTCACTCGACACCGCGCTGCCGTAGTGAATCAGATCCGTATGCTCCTGAATGTACGGCTCGCTAAATTCATGTTGGCATTCGCCACACTTAAACCATGTCATCGCATCACCTTGTCCAAAAAGAAACTAAAGGCTTTTAAGTACTGCTCGCCCTCGACCACAACACGCGCCACTTCTTGCTGCGCCACTTGCTCTAGCTTTTGCTGCACTTCCGCATACTCGCGATAGCCACGATCCAGTTCCTGTGATTCCATCTCGTTGTCCATGTGCTCTCTCCTGTAGAGTGCTATTGAAAACAACCGGCTTGAGTCTATGCCTAGCCGATATAAGAAACAACCCCCTTGCGTAAAAAGGTTGCCTTTGCCCGTTGCCCTGCGGTATCGTTGCCGTTATGAAAGCCGCAGATTTCGTCGGAATGCTCTTCTTGGCCCGTGATGTCGCCCATAGCGTCCATCTCAATACGCGCTCTTATGCGGTTCATAAGGCCACACAAAAGTTCTATGAGGGCCTGCCAGACCTAGCCGATTCATTCGCAGAAGCCTATCAAGGTCGCCACGGTCTAATCGGCCCCATCTCGCTCATGTCCGCCAACAAGAACCGTGACCTTGTGGAGTTTCTGGAAGACCAAATCGACCAAATCGCTGCCGGACGGTATGACTTCTGCGACCAAAACGAAACCGCTATCCAGAACATCATTGACGAAATTGTGGGTCATTATTTGTCAGCAATTTATAAGCTGCGGTTCTTAAGCTGATCCCGTCGCCGGTTATTGCGCCGTAAATTGCAGTAGGGTATTCGGCACCAACATCGCCGTCTTACGCATCAGCCGGGGATAAATTAACGTATAAAAGGGCGCACCCAACCCCGCTAGCAGATTCATCGCGTTCGCTACGCCTTTTTCGATCCCAACGAAGTCGTCCGCCACAAACACCGTCCGGTCGTGCATCAGCTTCTTAATTAACGGCACATCATCCGCTGCCAATCGACCGTCGATATAAAACAAGTCCACCCGCGTACCCGATCCCACCAAACTTTGGAACATTTGCGTCGAGGTCTGCTTAGGATATTGACACACCCCCACCGCGTTGCTCAAAAGGGGCAATTTGATGTCGTTTGAAACATCGCAAGTGTGAATCATCCCGCCGTCCTGCATGACCTTAGCCATCGCAGCCGTTGAGCGGCCGATAAACGTCCCCACCTCTGCGACCGTCACCGGCTGAAAATGGCTCACGATTTCCTGCAAGTCGGCAATGTCCTGCCGGTCGAGCGAGCCCGTGTTGTAGTCCGCCCGGTCGCGCAACTCGTCCAGTTCGTCAAACAGCCCGCCTAGTCCGTTAATAGACTTAGAACGCAGCCGTCGCCAGACCATCTCGCTCAACATTACGCGGTCAATCGTAATCGGGTTCATAACCACCTCCAGAATATAAAAATCCCTATTGCAAATATCCCAAGCCATAAGGCCGCCAATTCAGCAATCGCAACGTCGGTCGGTGTCATGCGGCCTCCAGAATCTTTAAAGCCTCTCGCTTACACCGCGCAATTGAAACTTCATCCATTTGCCCGGCAATCTGCTCGGCCAATTCCGTAGCCGCTTCGCACGCCTCATCGCTCGGTGCGGTTAGGGCTAACGTCAAAGCTAAGGTCAACGCTTCGCGAGGGGTTTGGGGCTGTCTCATGGTTGCTCTCCCGTTGCCTTGTTGATGGCGGATCGGGCTTGTCTCAACATCGGTTGCCCGTCCGTAGTGCCTTGAATAACCCGCGCAGCAATCGGAAGTAACGCCTCCAATGCCTCCAAAAGATCGGGTGCAGCGGAAATCAAGCGGGCGTTTGCGTTGATGGTTGGCACGTTCCAACCTGTCGAGCGGGAATCGTCGATCATGGCGATGCGTCCCTCGCTGTTGATTACGTCCAGATTCTCCGCGTTGACGCTGCCATCGATGACCCAAGGGCCGGGGGCGTGTTGTGTAGTCATTGTGTGCTCCTGTAAAAAATGGGCGGTTAGTAGTCCCGCCCTAATTGGCTCACGAATTAACTGCTTTAAGTGCTCTATAAAAGTTCTCGCTATCGCGCTCTTCGCGTGTTTTGTTTCGCGGTAGGTCACCCGGCACCGTCGCCCAATAACCGCCAAAACACTTAAATTCC